GATAAGGCCACGGCTGTACGGCACTTTCCATGTTGCCGTGCGATGGGTTAGGGAATCCCGTTCAGGCGACCAAGGCTCGTTCCCAGAGGCGTTGCGCGTCTCGCAAAGCCGTGATATCCGGTTTGAGGTAATACTTTGCGGTGGTTTTGATGTCGCTGTGTCCGAGCATTTTGCTCACGATGGCGATATCCGCTCCCGCCGCCAGAGTGCTCGTCGCCCACGAGTGACGCAGGTTGCGTGCGGGCACATACGGCAGATCATGCCGTTTGCACCAGCTAGCGTATTGGCGTGCGGCTTGTGGCGGGGTGAGGGTGCCGATGAGTCGGCCTCCCTCGCGTGGTTTGATTTCGCGCAGTCGTTTGACGGCGAAGCGTGGCAACGGGAGCGTGCGGCGGCTTAATTCGGTTTTCGGCGGCACGACGGCCTCATGCCCGCCCACCCATTGCAGGCCACGCTCGACATGCAGCACTCCTGAGCGCAGGTCAATATCCGACCATTCCAGCCCGTACCCTTCCTCGGTACGCAATCCGCATGAGACGGCGCAGATAAGCCACGCTTCCAAAGGGTGAGCGTAGAAGCCCCGCAACAGCGTGCGCTGCTGACGGATGGTCAATATTCGCGGCTCGTAATGAGTTTTGGCCGGCAGTTGGATGTCACGCCTCGTGATGTCCACGTCCAAAAGGTTCCAGCGGATAGCCCGCCTGAGCATCGCGCGTAGTACGGCCCATGCCTTGCGTGCCGCGCCCGCGCTATCGAAACCGGCAAGCCATTTGTCGACCAGTTCCACGCTTATCGCGTCCATATCCGATGCGCCGAACACGGGTCTGACGTGCAACCGCCACGCGCTCTCGTAGCCCACGCGCGTGCTCTCACGCAGATTCCGCGTGCAATACGGCCAAAACCGGTTGGCCCAAAACTCTCGTAACAGCATTTTCAACCTCCAAAACCCACACGCCCGTTGGCCTATCCAACGGGGACGAACGTGTGGGTTTTCCAAAAAAGAGAGGGGAACGGGATGTCCCCATTCCAACAGTTATTCGGTTCCGTGGAATTCTGGAGCGCGGTCATTCTCGCCCTGATCGGGGGCGGCGGCATCGGCGGACTGGTCGGCGCATGGTCGAACAGCAGGAAGAACGAGGCCGATATCGACTCGATCACCGCCGACGCTGCCGACAAGGCCGTGAAAATCCTCACGGACAGCATCATCAGCCCGCTGCGTGAGCAGGTCGCCTACCAGGAGGAGCAGATACGGCATCTGGAGGAGGTGCAGCGCAAGTATTTCACGGCCGTGGCCTATACGCGCAGCCTGTTCCACTGGCTGCAGTCGTTCTGCGAGGTCACAGAGCCGGAGTTTCTGAAACGGCATCCCAAGCCCTCGTTGCCGGACGAGCTTCGCCCGGACGTGGCACCCGAAACAATCGAATCCAATAAGGAGGAACAGTAATGACCCAAATCCATATCAGCATCAGGAAGCCGAGGACCGGCGGCCTGGACCCGGTCACCGGCACGATGCGGTTCCGCCCGGTGCGTCGTCATTTCGACGCGGCGAAGAATCTTGTCATCGCGGCTTCGTTCGACGCGGACTTGTCCGAGGACGGTGAGTTGACGGTTGACCTGCTGCCTACGACGCCCGCTTTCGTCTGGCAGGTCGTGGAACTGGCGGATTCGCCGCAGGCGTACACGCGCTACGTCGAAGTGCCCAATTCCCAGACCGAGGTCGAATACGCCGACCTCGTGGAAGTGGACGCCGGCACGTTCGTGCCGAAGGATATGACGGGCTCCCAACTGTTGAAGGTTCGCCATGCCGCCACCCAGTCGGAGGCGGAGACGCTTTCCGCCCGATACCCGGACGTGCTGGTGTTCTTCAACGAGACCGCGAGCGTCACCAAGGCTGCTATGGCCATGAGCACGTTGGAGTCCATCACGGCCGAAGCTCAGACTAACGCCGCGTTGGCTAAGAGCGCCATGCTGAGCGCCCGGTCCTCCGCGGATTCGGCGACCGCCGTCCAGTCCAATTTGAATGTTCTCGCGTCGAACGCGAGTGTGGCGGCGGCTTCCGTCGCCAATGATTCGCAGACGGTGGCCGACACCGCCAACGCGGTTGCGGCGAAGGGCGAGAGCGCTATCGCCACCATCGATTCGACGGTTCAGGCGGTGAAGGATAAGGCGGAGGCTGCGACCACCGTACTGCCTTCCACCGGCACCGCCGAGGAAACCACGGAGGAACCCGGCAAGGACTCCACGCCAGCCAAGGCCAAGAAGGCCACTGTGAAGGAGGCCTGATCATGCCAGCCTTATACGCCGGCAAACGTGTCGGCAAACCATTGATGGGCGGTCACACGTACAACGCCCTATTCAACGGCAAGCTCGTATGGCCCCTCGACAAGGATACGGTGGTCTCCATCGAGATCACGGATGATAAGGGCAATGCCCTGCCCAAGTCTCTGACCGTCAACGGCAGTCTGAAACTGGGAGCCAAGGCCACCTATGCGGACGGGCATGTTGGCGACCTGCTGACCACCAAGGGCGTGACGTTCACGAGCAGGGACACGAGCACCGCCACGGTTTCGGGCAACACGCTCACGTGGAGGCATGGCGGCACGATTCTCGTCACCGCCACCGTCAACGGTTTCACTTCCGCCGCCGTGTCCATCAGCGCGGCCTACGCACCCGAGTCCATCAAGGTCACGGACGATTCCGGCCAGCCGGTCGATGCAGTCACCCTGCGCGTGGGCGAGAGCATGAACCTCAAGGTGACGGTCCTGCCCGATGCGGCATCGCAGGAGTTCACGGCCAGCGCCGCCAGCCCGGATATCGCCGTGGTTGGCGACGCGAAACCGACCGGCATCACCGTCACCCCGGAATCGTTGACATTGAGGGTTGGCGAGACAGCCAGCCTCGACGTAGGCGTGCTGCCCGCGTACGCGCCGCAGGAATTCGCCGTGGACATCCTCGACAAGGCCATCGCAACCATCAACAGTAAGGAGTAACCATCATGAACGAATCTTTTAGGGGGGGGGGTGGCCGTATCCGGCCTGACCCCGGGTGACACCAGCCTAACCATCCAAGCCGGCACTGCCTCGAAAACCATTCCAGTACGCGTGCTGCCCCCGATCAAGAACGTGTGGCTGAAGATACCAAACGGTACGCAGAATGGCGTGACGTTTACGGTCGCCGCCGACGGTGGCATCCACGTGAAAGGCACCAGCACCTCGTCAATCGGGCGTGCCGATCAGGGTAGTACGGATAATACGCCGTTGCCAGCGGGACAATACACGTTATCCACCGCGAACCTCCCCGCCGGAATCATCCTATTCGTAGCCGTTACCACAGGCGGCAAGACCGAATACAAGGTGCTGGACAATCAAGTTCACAATTTGGCTGTCACGTTCACGGTATCGGAAAACAGTACCTATCAGTGCAAGGTCGGAGTGAACAACGGTGTGCCCGTTGACGCGACGTTGTATCCAATGCTGGGAACCGGCAGCGAAGCACACGCGTACAAGCCATACGTATAAACCGGAAGCCTCATGAATAGGGGCTTCCATTATTTCAAGGAGGCCCCTCATGGGTATTTCCGTAACCGGCGTGAAACCCGGTAACACAACGGTCACCATCAACTCGAAAACCAGTCCGAACATCAGCAAGCGGATTCCAGTCACGGTGAAATCCCGTAACCTGCTGTCCTACGGGCCCGCGTCGGGCAACGGTTTGACCGCCACCGTTAACAGTGACGGGTCATTGCATGTCACCGGCACCGCCTCAAGCCAGTGGGCGGGCATTCGATGGACGTTCCCCTGCCCGGTACATGGTGCCGTGACATTGAGCAGGCCCACCAGTATCGACGGTCTGACCGTCTCCGTCAAATGCCTTGACGCCAAAGGTGGTCAACTGGGTGCCCAGATTAACACGGGTAATGCCGGGACAGTCCCAGCCGGCACCGTCAGCCTGCGCTTCGAAATCCTCGCCACTGAGGTCAAGCCCACCATGAAGAACGGCGACATTCGCGTCCAATTGGAATCCGGCGACACCGCACACGATTGGATGAAACCCGACAACACAAGCCTTAAGGGGGGGGGTATGAACTAGAGAACTTGTGGCCTGAGTATGCGGCTCAAACCGTGTCAGGCCTCACGATCACCCCACTGGGCGGCGAATACAAGCTCAAAGGCACAAGCACGCGGGGCTTCGAAATCAGTACGCAACGCGAACTCACGCCCGGCACATATCTCGCCCCGAAATGCGAAATCGACTCATACAACGTGTACACGGAGATTCAGGACCCCACAGGTAAAAACTTGTGGCGCGGATACCAGAGTGATCAGGAAATCACCATCACCAAAACCGAAACCCATAAGTTCGCTATCCGATTCGCCGAAAACCGCACGGTGGACAAGACCTTCACTCCCCGACTGTACAAGCTCGACTGATCTTGGCCCCACACCATACCGTGTGGGGCTTTCCCATATCCGAAGACAAGTCACCAAAGACCCCGAAAACCCATATCCAATGAAAAGGAGCATCAATTGAAGAACTGGAACACTCTTGAAGCGGACGAGAACCTTATCCTCAACACGCATTACACGCCGGGCCGCTCCGGTGGAAGCGTCAAATACGTGGTCGTCCACCACAACGCGGGCAACCTGACCGCGCAGCAGATCTACAACGTGTGGCAGACCCGCGAGGCATCAGCGCACTACCAGGTCGCCGCCGACGGCAAGATCAGCCAGCACGTGTGGGATTCGGACACCGCGTGGGCGTGCGGCAACTGGGACGCGAACACCAACAGCATCAGCGTCGAACACGCCGACATCAGCACCAGCCCGTGGACCATCAGCGACGCCACACTGGACAACGGCGCACACCTCGTGGCCGCATTGTGCAAATACTACAAGCTTGGACGCCCCCAGTGGAACGTGAACGTGTTCCCGCACAGCCATTTCAGCGGCACCCAATGCCCAGCGTCCATCGCCGGAAGCCAGAACGCGGCCTACATGGCCAAGGCCCAGTACTGGTACGACAAGATGTGCGGAGCCAACCCGTCCGCACCCTCCACGCCAAGCCAGCCACAGCAGCACGCCACGAACCTCGAGGCGTTGGCCGACGCGGTCATCCGCGGCGACTACGGCAACGGCGACCAGCGCCGCAACGCGTTGGGAGCCAACTACGATGCCGTCATGGCGATCGTCAACCAGCGTTACGGCATCACCGGCGGCAACGGCGGCAATGCCGGTACGAACATCGACGACCTCGCCCGCCGCGCCATCAACGGCGAGTTCGGCAACGGCGACCAGCGTCGCGCCGCGTTGGGATCTAACTACGACGCCGTGCAGGCGCGTGTCAACCAGATGCTCGGACAGGGCGGCGGCTCCGCTCCCAGCGTGGACCTGAACGCGTTGGCCGACGCGGTCATCCGCGGCGACTACGGCAACGGCGACCAGCGCCGCAACGCGTTGGGATCTAACTACGACGCCGTGCAGGCGCGTGTCAACCAGATGCTCGGACAGGGCGGCGGCTCCGCTCCCAGCGTGGACCTGAACGCGTTGGCCGACGCGGTCATCCGCGGCGACTACGGCAACGGCGACCAGCGCCGCAACGCGTTGGGAGCCAACTACGACGCCGTGCAGGCACTCGTCAACAAAAAACTCGGCTACTAAACAGGAAGGAACAACCATGGCCGACAACACACTCGACACCCAAATCGAACAACTCACCGAACGGGCGAACACGACCGGCAAAGCCGACCACAAGGCCCAACCGGAAACCACCACCGGATACACGCCCGTGTTCAACGACACCGTGCGCACCGTCATCTACGTGGTGACGCTTATCGCCGGCGTGGTCGGCTTGGGCGTTACCGCCTTCGGAGACCCAGCAGTTGGAGCCTACATCTCCAGTGCCGCAGGCGTCATCGCCGCAGGCTTCGGAGTGGCGTACAATCCGACACGTCTCGCCAGCAAGTAGGCATGACGGTAAAATTCTGCCGTCCACGAAGTCTGGCGGAATAGTCCACGTCCTGTTTCAAGATTCGGCCCCGCCGGACATCGCAGACGGCTCTCATAGAGCTGACCTGCGAGCCGGGCGGGGCCGATTTCGCGTTGTGGCAGAGGGCTTCGCGGGCCCGATTTTTTGCCCACATTTTGCCCACATTATTCCGGTAAACCGAGGGAATACGAAGGAATCGGCGGGAATAAGAAAAGCCGCTCAGCCTTACTCCCGTAAGGCAAAGCGGCTATTTCCAACCCTCGCTCAGCGCAACGCATCTTTTAACTTGGAGAAGAAGCCCTTCTTCGTTCCGGAGGTCGGGCGTGCGCTTACCGCAACATGTTGGGCATCTGTGTCATGTTTTTCTGCGAACTGTTCCATCAAGGCGCGTTCGTCGTCAGTGAGCTTTGTTGGAATCTTCACTGCGATATGCGCCACCAGATCTCCACGCTCGTTCTTGTTGTTAAGATGTGTGACACCCAGATTCTTCAAGGTCACAGTGTCATCAGGCTGGCTTCCTGCGGGCACGCTCACCGACTGCTTGCCGTCGAACGTGTCGATCTCCAGATCATGCCCCAGCACGGCCCAGCTCATCGGCACCTGGATCCAGCAGTGCAAATCATCACCGTCACGAGTGAAGGTATCGTCCTGAGCGATACGGATATCGACATACAGGTCGCCGGCAACACCGCCGTTTTCACCCACTTCACCCTGATTGGCGAGACGTAGACGGGTATTGTTCGTCACGCCGGCAGGCACGGACACGCCGACATTACGGGTGACGCGCACGCGACCATGACCAAGGCAGGACGGACACGGATTTTCGATAACGGTACCGTGTCCTTCGCAGCGTTCGCATGGCGCAGTGGTCATCATTTGGCCGAGCATGGTGCGTACCACACGCTGGGCATAGCCTTGTCCATGGCAATCGGGGCATTGCGCGGGCTGAGTGCCTTTCTGACATCCTGTTCCGGCGCATTCCTGACATAGACCGAACGTCTTGATCTCAACATGCGCGGTGTCGCCGAACACCGCCGTCTTCAAGTCGATGGTTACCGTGGCAAGTGAGTCACGTCCTGGCTGTGTACGCGGGGTCGGTCCACCGTTGCCACCGCCGAAGGCACCTCCGGTGAACATGCTGAAGATGTCTCCCATGTCGCCGAATCCGCCACCGAATCCGCTGCCGCCCATACCTCCAGCATTTGGATCGTTCGGGTCCACACCGGCGTCGAACATCTGACGCTTCTGCGGGTCGGACAACACTTCATAGGCGTTATTGACTTCCTTGAATTTGTCTTCGAATTCCGGACCTGCGATATCGGGATGATATTTGCGGCTCATCTTTCGATAAGCTTTTTTGATCTCGTCGTCGCTTGCGGAGCGGTCTACGCCCAGCACTTCGTAATAGTCCGTCACGGTTGTTCTTTCTCCCTATTGCTTTTCGCGTGTCATTGTGCCATAAGGCGGGGTCAGCTGTTGGTTTGGTTTTCGTCGTGCGCCACGAATGCGGTCAGATATCTGGCGACGGCACGCACTGCAGCCATGGTTGCCTCGTAGTCCATATGCGTCGGTCCAATGGATCCGACGAAGGCAATGGGCTCGCTGGAATCCTGCGCTGTAATGGTGCGATCGCTGGCTTCTCTCCCCTGTTCTTCCGCAGTCTCGCCTTTTGTGGTGTCGTCAACGGTTGCCGAGGTTCGACCGTATCCGCTGGTCACCACGGATGCATGCAGTAGACCAGGCGTGTGCGTTTCGGATCCGATGGCCACTCCGACTCCATTGGATTGCGTGGTTTCACTCAACGAGCTCATGAGTTTCATGAGCACGACTTGCTCTTCCAACGCATCGAACAATGGTGCGAGATCGGCCACGGTGCGCTGGTGCGCGAGCCGTGAGGTTCCTGCCATGTAGAGTTCGCTCGCGCGCTCGTCGTCGGCCATGCCATCGAAAGCTTGAGCAAGCGTTTCCGCCAATTTGCTGATAGAACGGTATTCCTTGCGGGACGACATTTGCCTGACATAGTCCGCGGTTCGAGTCAAAGAAACGCTGGCGCACTGCGCGTTGATTTCGTTGACCAGATGCGACAGCACCGTGGTGTCCGGCAACTCGGAAACGTTGAGCATATGCTGCGCCACTCGGCCGGTGTCGGCGATGACGACGGCCAACAAGGTGTTGATTGATACGGGAACGATTTCGATATGCCGTAACGTCGATTTCGCCAACGACGGTGCCGCCACGACCGCGACCTGACCGGTGATCTGCGCCAGAAGACGGGCTGCGCGCTGCAAGGTGTCCTGCAGATTGACGGATCCCGACAAAAAACTGTTGATGCCACGGCGTTGCGCTTCGGACATCGGCACCACTGTGGCCAAACGGTCCACGAAGTATCGGTATCCTTTTTCCGTTGGTATGCGCCCTGCTGACGTATGGGGTTGAATAAGGTATCCCTCATCTTCCAAGGCGGCCATATCATTACGGACGGTGGCCGAGCTGACGCCCAGATCATGATCTTTGGTCAAGGTGGTCGAACCAACTGGCTCCTGCGAGCGAATATAGTCCTCGACGACGGCACGCAGTACCAACATACGTCTTGACTGCGTCATGCGTGCCTCCTCTACATATGCGATACGACTCAAATGCTTCTCCCATTGTATTAGCACTCACGCGGCACGAGTGCTAATCGGTTCGCTTCCAGAGTACTTGTTTCTTGTTTTTTCCGATAGCAATCTCCCGAAATGCTCGTCATGCCACCAATCGAACAGGACAATCGCACGAGAATGTTAATTGTGAGCGTTAACAGAACACAAACTACCAAAACACGCCAAAAATCCATCACAACGTCACCTCACGTCGCTACTATGGAAAACGCAATGTGAGGGCGTCGAGCGCTCGGCACAAGCCGGATACGCGGCCCGACCAATTGGAAGGAAAGTAATCCATGACCGAATTCAAGGAGACCGAGCTGGACGAGCGCGCCATCAAGATGGCCAAGGTCCTGTCGGCCGACGCGGTTGAGCGTGCGGGACACGGCCACCCGGGTTCCCCCGTTTCCCTGGCGCCTATCGCCTACACCCTGTATCAGCATTTCATCAAGCATGATCCGAACGATCCCAACTGGGAAGGTCGCGACCGCTTCATCCTTTCCGGTGGCCACGCCTCCCTCACCCAGTACGTCCAGCTGTACTTCTCCGGCTACGGCCTGACCCTGGACGATCTGAAGAACTTCCGTGGTGGTGCTGACACCCGTACCCCGGGTCATCCGGAATACGGCCTGACCCCGGGCATCGAAATGACCACTGGTCCGCTGGGCCAGGGCTTCGCTTCCGCCATCGGTTTCGCCTATGGCCAGCGCTTCCAGCGTGGCCTGCTTGATCCGGAAGCCCCGGCAGGCGAGTCCCCGTTCGACCACAACATCTGGGTCATCTGCGGCGAAGGCGATATCGAAGAAGGTATCTCCGGCGAAGCTGCATCCCTCGCTGCCAACCAGCAGCTGGGCAATCTGACCGTGATCTTCGATGCCAACCGCATCCAGATCGAAGGCGACACCAACCTGGTTCTGGCTGAAGACGTGCTCAAGCGTTTCCAGGCCTACGGCTGGTACACCGACGAGTTCAGCTTCATTCAGCCTGACGGCTCCTACAAGGAGGATGTCGAGGGTCTGGCCGATACCATCGCCAAGGCTCGTGAGGCTGCCCCGAACCAGCCGAAGCTCATCAAGGTCGACACCCTGATCGCTTGGCCGACCCCGGGCAAGACCAACGATCCGTCTTCTCACGGCTCCAAGCTGGGCGCCGAAGCCGTCGCAGGCCTCAAGGAACTGCTCGGCTACGATCCGGAAGAGTCCTTCCACGTCGACGAAGAGGCTCTGGCTCACGCACGCAAGGTTGCTGAGCGCGGTCTCGAAGCCCATAAGGAATGGGACGAGAAGTACAACGCATGGCGCAAGGCCAACCCGGACAACGCTGCTCTGTACGACCGCCTCAAGGCCGGCGAGCTGCCGGAAGGCTTCGACAAGGCCATTGATGACCTCGAGGCAACCTTCGAAGTCGGCAAGGGCGTTGCAACCCGTGGCGCTTCCGGCTCCGTGCTGAATGCCATCGCCGCTGTCATGCCGGAACTCTGGGGCGGCTCCGCCGACCTCGGTGGCTCCAACAAGACCGATCTGAAGGGCGCTGCCACCTTCGCTCCCGCCGAGTGCGCCACCAAGCAGTGGCCGGTCTGCAGCCCGTACGGCCGTCAGCTGCACTTCGGCGTGCGCGAGTTCACCATGGGTACCATCACCAACGGTATCCTGCTGGGCTCCCACACCCGTCCGTTCGGCGGCACCTTCTTCATGTTCTCCGA